ATTTTCGAAACAAGCCCACCCGAAGGATTTTATGTTTCTAGATGCCTAGCATTCTCGTTGTCTCTCACCTAGCACCAAGATGGAGACACGGTAGGCACTTCCCTCAGCCCCCTAGAGCGTTACCGTAACGCATACGCCTACCCACCGAAGTCTTGGACACTTTCCCTAAAAGGGGGGTACGGGACAGTTCGTTTAAAATACGCCTCTGTCAATTTGAGTCAACACGATATCCGCTTGAGTGTTGCCAGTAGGTAAAGCGGTAAAAGCAGCAGCAAAGCTGACTGAAGGATTTTCACCTGTGACCGTGACAACAGCTTGAAACGAAAATCGTCGACTGGAGTTACCCACTTCCTCGGAATACACACTTGGTGAACCATTGATTTGATTGGTCCATGGCCCATATGAGGCTTGTGACAACAATGGAGTGTCCAATGTGGCAAGCACAGCATTTGTGTCTCCACTCCATTGTACGTTGACCAGCCACTTCGTGCCTGGTACAGCTTGCCAAAAGATTGAAGCTGCAGTCACAGTGAACGATTGTAAGTCAGTGGACACACTAACACCAACCCCTCCCAAAGGAGAGGAAGTGCTGATCACAGCCCGTCGGGCATGTGCCGTTAAAACCCCGCCAATTTCAGGGACCAGCTTTGGTTTGAAGAACTCCACGCAATATGAAACCCATAACTCACCCAAAACAACATTGGCTGCAGCATTTCCAGTTGTTGCCAACTGAGTGAGACCTAAATCTGTTAATCTGGGGTCTCTGTTGGCATCCCTGTCTGTGTACAGCTTTGTGATGGTTGTTTCATTTGGGTCGCATTCTATAGCGTGAATCAACGGCAAAGTTGGCTTAACGGACACAGCGTATTCCGAGTTCTCCATTTCCTGTTTACTTTGGTAAATAGGTTCAGCGGAATTATAGTTGGTTGCAAACACCAACACACCCGGTTGACCACTACTAGTGAAATCAGTGATCATAGGCCTGAACTCGAAGATTAGCCCATGGAACCTAAATTGCTGATAATTCGGTGCAATTTGTGACAACCATGGAAAAGTCTTCGGGTCGGTTGGGTTTAAACTATAACCCCGATTGGCGAATGAAGTGGTGGAGAGGATGTCACCCAAATACTCACGATGACAAATGACGTTGGTTCTGTCATTTGTCATAAACTTTGGAATCTGCTTTCCATTTGTTAAAACGTTGTATTCAGGAGTTTGCCCCACCATCTGGTAGGCTCCACTAACAAAAATTGCTCCTATTCCTTGTCCTAACCAGCGAACAATGCCGGAGGCTTGGGGAATCCCGAGAAACTTCCCAATTTCTTTACC